ATTCGCACGCTCCAACTGACGAGCCAACGGACTTTCCGCCGGACGGGCTCGGATCGGTGTCATCATCGCTTTCAACCTGCTTGACGATCTTCTCCGCCCACGTACGCCCCGGATCGCCGCCCCACAATGCCCATGCGATGCGACCTGCAGACGGGTAGCCGTCCTGATCCGGGCTCCAGCCCTGCCCCTGCTTGTCCACCTCATGCCGTGCGAAGTACGAGGCCATGCGGTACACGGTGTCCAGCGACAGGCCGCGTTTGTTCGTGATGTCACGGGCACGGGCTACGCCAATCTCCGTCCCGCCGCGTCCAAACTCCTCCCGCCAATCGAGCCCCCGCTGTGCTTCCTCGGCCATGCTGTCGGTGGGCTCGTACGAGTCGGCCTTGGTCGTGACGGACTTGGTTACGGTGTCGTCTGTGTTTCCTTCGGCATCGTCTTCCTCGTCGGTTGTGTCTTCTTCCGTGTCGTCTTCCATCTCGGCCTCGGCAGCGGGCGACACCTTCGCGGGCACGCTGAACGGGTCGAACATCGGGGCGGGTGCCTCCGTCTGCCGGAAACGAAGCACGTTCATTTCATCCGGCAACGCTTCAAGGTCCAGAATGTGCCGGTACTCATTCGGGTAGATGATGCCCTGCATCTCAGCCGCACGCAGTTCCGCCGCAAGCAGTACCACATCGTCCCGCACGGGGTTGTCATACGAGAACCACATCTCGCCTGGCTCAACGCCGAACAACGGCAACAGGCCCTCGGTCAACTCGCTCGCCATGGTCGCCAGACGAGGGGCGATGGACAACTTGGCGAACATCGCATCGGCCACGGTCGCACTCGCAAGGTTCGCACTGTTGAGGCGATAGATCGGCTCGGGGATTCCCGCCGCGTCGTAGATGCGTTTCTGTGTCGCCTCCATGCCCTGAATGTACTGCATCTCATGGGGCTTGGTGGCGTACTGAACCAGTTCCGTGTCACGCAAGAGCAGGAAGTTCCCCGCCTTGCCAACGCCGCGAATCTGGTTCTCCAACGCAGACCGCATCTGCATCATCTGGGTATTGTCGTTCTGTGCCCCGGCCTTGAACACCATGCCGGGATGCCCGCCGTTGTTCCATCGTGCGACTTCTGCGGTCAACGCCGCCGCTTCCATGTCGGCTTCGGCTGTCACGCTCTGGAGCCACGACAACGCCCCCACTGGGTCGAATGGGTCGGGCATGTTGCGGATGTACACCACATCGTCCGTACTCGCGTGGAACATGTCGCTGCGATTGCGGGCGTAGATAAACTCAGAGATGAGCCCGGTACGCGACTTCACCGGCCACGTGTACGCGGACGGCAGCAGGTACAGACTCGTCGGGATGCCGCCCACGCGGTCACCAGCCCAGATGTACGAACGCCCGCACGCCTCACGCTGCCACCAGAGCAACTTCATCCACAACTGCCCGCAGTACACGGGGTCCGGGTTCTGGAGTACGGACAGGATCGGGCTGTCCAGCACTTCTTCGATGCCGTCGCCCGCCTTGCTGGCGTAGTTCGCACCCTTGCACGCGGTCGGGCGTACCTCGCCGTCGCCACGAAGGTACTTCAACGTCTTGCGGTCGGTCACAGCACGCGAGGCGTACCGCTTGGCACCACGGGCCGCACGGCGATACAGCCGCAACGTCTGCGAGCTGCACACATTCGACAGGATGCCGCACGCATGGGAAGGCGTACCCAACCGGGCACGGGCCACAAGTTCAAAGTCCCGGCCAGTGTTGTTGTTGTACCGGCTCGATGCGTCCTCGCCCTGAATCACAGACGCGGACACCCATCCGGCGTTGAGCGGGCGGTCGTCGTACGGTTCAACAGACTTCACGCCCTTCATCACGGGCTGGCCTTGCACTTTGATTGTCGCTCGCTTAGCCATTATGCCCACATCCTTGTTTCAAGTTCGGTGCGGTTGATTGTATCACGATTGATCGGGGATACTTCCTCGGTCATTGGTGGGGCCTGCACCGATCCACCGGACCACGCCCCGTACCCCTTGTTCGGACTGTCCAGCCACATCGCCGCGTAACGCATCGCGTCCATGCCGTCGTCGCACTCCTTGACGGGTTCCTCTTTTTCGGCCTTCCCATCGCGGCCCGGCGGATAGACGTACGAATCGAACTCGGCCAGCGTGCTGGTCGGTCGCTTGCGTTCGTACAGGTCGCCGTCTACTTCAACCGTACATCCAGCGAGCACGTATAGCCGCGGCTTGCCGTCACCCTGTAGACGCAGACGCGCGTGCACCGCGTCCCGGCCTGACCCGTGGCCCTTCTCGGCGAGCACGCTTTGGATTCCGGCTTTGGCGAGGATGCCCCGCACGTCTGGATCGTGGTCCGTGACTGTGGCCTCATAGCGTTCTCCCTTGCTCAGTGCGTTGATCTGTGCCGCGTGTTCGTCCGTGGTCCGCTTGGCCCGGTAGATTTCGCGGTACAGGTACATCCGCCCGTCCCCGTCGATGGCCCACCACTGGCAGACGAACGGATGCACGAACCCGAAGTCCATCGAGCGGATCTTTCGCCACGATTCCCACCCATCTGGCATGGATTGAATGACGTGTACCGCCGCGTCAAACTCGGGGTAGACCAGACCTTCGGACGCGGCCCATTTGCCATCCAGCAGGCGGGCCCGTCGATGCCCAGTCAGGCTGTCCAGTGATGCACGATACCGCAACCCTTCCGGGGTCCATGCGGTTCCGTTCCACAGTCGCGGGTTGTCCTTGTGCGTGCTGTTGAACACCGCCATGCCCCCACGATCCGCACGGCGTTTGATCCAGTGCGTTGGGGCAGCGGGGTTGCAATCGGCTATGAGCTGGTGGTACGGCCCCTTGCAGTTGCGGAGGCGGGTCGTCAGTTTCTCTAGGTCGTCTTCGCTCAGTTCGGTAGCCTCAAACACCGCAATGATGTCGTATTCCGTGGACATGATCCGGTCAGCATTGTCCATGCCGCCAACCACCAGCGTTGACCCGTTGCTGTATTCGTAGGCCGAGCGGGTCCGCCGCAGCATCGTCCCCACGTTCACGCCCGCGATTGCGACGTGCGTTTCATAAGTCACCAGCACTGATTCCGTCATTGATGCACGCGTCTTGCGAAGGATCAGGCCGCGGGTGCCGGGGTACTTCAACAGGTAGAGGTGGATCTTCTCCAACACGCTCCGCGTCTTGCCCGTTCCGGCAGGTCCAGGAATCAGCACTTCCGGGGCACGCGACATCCACATTTCGCGGGATGCCCCGTAAGGCGTGTAGACCTGCCGCGGATTGTCCTTGGTGGTCACCATGCGTCATACCGCTTCGATTGGGGCCTCGCGGCCGTAGAGCTGCACTGCCTCGGTCGGCCTGTCGGTGTCCAACCTGTGTGATTTGTCAGCGAACGCCACCAGTTCAAGGTTGTGCTTCAGTGCCGCGATGGTGAGCTTCACGCCAGCCGCCTTGATTCGCGGCGAGTCGGCCTTCATCAGTTGAGCGATGACCATCGGAATAGCACGGGCCAACTCATCTGGGATGGGCACGCCACGCACGCCAACCTCTTCCAGTTGGTCGATGACGAGCTTCACGTTTGACCGCGTGTGCTGGCCGTCGATGATGGCGGTTACGGGGTCGCTCATTGCTGGCCCCTGTCAGATAAAAGCGCCGGGGTTGGATTTGAACCACCCCCTACAGGCTGGATGCCTGCCGTGCCGCCATCTGCACTTCCGGCGCGCTTTGGATATGGTTTGCGGAGCGGTTCGATTCTAGCTCGCATTTCGTCATCTAGTGGCATGAGGTATCTGTGTTTGCCGGGTTTCAATGTAGTCGATGCACGATTGTCCACGTTTGCACGCAGCCACCCCAGCGATTGAACCCAACCGGACGACCCAATGGAACGAGGATGCCTTTCTATTCCATTGACAACAAAGAATCTAGCATCAGCAGACTTCCCGCCATACAACCACCCTCCAGCCTGATAGATTCCGCCGTGGTGCCCCTCTGACGGGTCTGCAAACGACACCACCAACCGAACCCCCGGCATGTCACGTTTGAGGATTCGCATAGAAATGGCAACGATGCGGCTCACTGGTGTTTCATGCTTCGATAATGCCACCCTCACAAGTTCGCAGCATTCTTGTTGCGTCAACCCGTACGGCTTGCATAAATTCGGTGTCGCTCCAAGTCCGTAAATAATCGCGCCAATGAACTTACCGTTTTCCCACACGCCAATCTTTGCGAGTTTTGACGACGGCATAGCTCGGCTGTAATGCCAGTTCATAACGGCATACGTCGCCGCATCTTGTCCGCACCAGTCGAGTTTGAGCGTTGGTTTACTCATGCCATTCATGCCCGCACGATGGACAAATTGTTGGGGACTTCTGATCGAGCCTGCCCTGATCGTCGATGCTCCCAGGCTGGAAGTCTGGCGGGGTCAACCCGGCTAGCAGCGTCGATAGGTCGGCATCTGTGAACCCGGTGTCAGCCATCACGCCCTTCGGCAACGTGTCCAGCAGCGTCGCCAGCGTTTCCGAATCCCACTCGGCCAGTTCCGCCGTCCGGTTGTCCGCAATCGCAAACGCTACCGCGTCGATGCTGGAGTCATCCACCACGACCGCCGCGATGTGGGACCACCCCAACGCTTTAGCCGCCGCCAGCCGCCCGTTCCCGGCCCGGACGATCATTCCCGACCGCTGCACCACAATCGGGGTACGCTGGCCCCAACGGGCAAGGCTGGCCTTGATTGCGTCCATGTTCCGGTCGCCGTGCTTGCGGGCGTTGGCCGCGTCAAACACCAGCGAACCGACCGGCACGGCCAAGGGGCGGATCTGCTCTGCGATGTACGTAAGGCCCCCCTTGCCCCCAGAAACTGTAGGAACTACACCTGTAGTCGGCGTTTCGATTTGAGTTTCGCACTTTGCCTGCGTATTGATGTCGCTTTCTGGTGACGTGTGAGGGGGGTTGCCTTGGCCGGGCGTGTGGGTCGCGGCGTGCCGGGTGTCGGCATCCGCTTCGAGGTCGTCGCTGATCCAGTGTTCCATATGCGGCGTGTGTTCTGGTGCGGGGTCGCTCATGGGATGCCCCCGATGCAACTGGTGTACCTCCCGGCAGAGTCGGCCTCGCAGACAGCCCGCAGGATGCTGGTCGAGTCCGGGTACTGGACGGCACATGACTGCAAACGGGCAAGGTGTGCCGACCAACACGTTTGCGGAGTTTGGATCGGCAACCGCCACTTTGACGACTGAGTCGGGGCGATGATTGCCAACATCAGCAGAATCACGTTCACTTGTGTCCCTCGCGTGTAAGTTGCTCTAAGAGTCCCTCGATACGTCCGAGTTTGGACGATAGGGCGACGAGTGCCCCCTGAAGTTCGGCCTTGACCGCGTTTGACTGATCCAACGCCTTTGCCGCGTCCCGGGCCGCGTCTTTCGCCTCGCGTGTCGCGT